CAATCACTCCACCCTTACCATTTCAGGCAAGGGGTTAAGCCAGAGGCTTATTTGAGGTCTTTTCTAGAAAGACCCGGTTGTGCTTTCCGTCTATTAAAAACAGATCGTGAAAGAGTGTAGATAGATATTCTACTATAACCTTTACTCCCAGGTAGGACACTATGATCCTGTTCCGTTTCCGGATCAGAAACATAAGTGCAATATAAGGGATAAACCCAAACGCTTTCAATCTTTTTCAAAAGATAGATAGAGCGTCGAGGGTTTAAAGTAAAGGTATCGAAGAAACCTCCTTCGTAGCCGCATCGTTTCAATTTGCGTGATGATCTAAGTCGATAGGAACCGATAAGGTGCCCATCCCCATAGCCGTCAGGCCCAAAGATCCGATGGTGAGGCAGTATAAAGGAAAGTATCAGTTTGGAGAGTTTTTGCTCCCCATTCCGAACAAACCAATTATGCATCACAAAGAGGTTACGATCGCTTATCAGAGTTTTTTGATAAAACGGTCGAATATCAGTACCATTAAAGTAATCAGCACCGCACGATTCACGAAAAGGGCCGGAACGAAATGACTTTGAAGAATTAACTTCAAAACCACATTCTTCCAAAACGCTCTTTAGTGTCTCATACATACTTACGGGAACGATTAAATCGTCACCGTAAACGCTGATATCCTCAATGTCAGTCCCAAGAAACCTCGCCACTCCATAACATAAGGAATAAAAGATAAGACTTTCGAGTTCAAAAGTATAGGCATTGCCCATACTCGAGAATCTCTCAAGATCAAAAGATTTATCCTTATAAACTATCCGAGAAGAACGGAGATTGTCAAGAAGACAAAACCATTCAAACGGAAGCATATGCAAGACAAGGTTATAGGAGATAGTATCCGAGGCAGACGATAAATCAATAGTGGATAAAGACCCATCTATTGATCCACGTTTAGCCAAGGACCTATTTCTTTCTTGATCAGACAGATCGATCCCTGCTATCTTCAACCTATGTTTAAGGTACTTACCAACCCCTTTCTGGCAAAAGCCATTGAGAACTGGTTCAATACCTATAGGTCTAAAGGTTCTGGAATCTTTCGGTACGAAAACAAGCTTACTAGGTGAGATTGATATACGATACCTATTCTCATGGGTATGGTATTCTCTCCAAGAGGGTAATGAGTCCATTACATCCTCCACCAATGGAAGAAAGTTTTCACTACACTCCAACCTGGACATGAACTTCCTTAAAGGATGTGCATGTGCCTTTTTAGTGCTGGTTGTGGCACCCGGCCCAAAGGAGAAGTCAAAAGAGCTGATTTTTGGACAATCACCTAAGATGGAAGCGATTTTTCGTATCGCATAGTGAAATACTATGCGAACGTCCTTACTTAAGGACGAACCATCTGAAAAGCGATCATTCGTTAATCGGCATTTCTCCTCGCACTCCAGGAACTTTGTAAAAGCGACTTTCTCTTTATCTATACCAAGATCAATGTAATCTTGTTTCGCAACAAGAGCATGGATTTGGCGTGAATAAATAAGATCGTCAACATTACTATCAACCTGATAGTCAAATTTAAAATTGACTAAATCGTTGAAGTGACCTTCATCTAAAAGTTTAAACAAACTTTTCGATAACGGGCCACCAAGTTCTGAGCATAGCCGAGCTGTCTCCCTGACGATTTTTAGACTCTCGTTGAGAGGGCGGGAACTTATCCAACTCATAGAATCACCTATTTATGGTGGTTCAGCCTACAGTTAATATAGGCTGAGTAAAAGGATAGCCAAACGTTTAGTTTGGAAGGAGTACCGAGGTAAACGACTGGGTGATCGGCAGCACCGAACTTGCGTACGCAGACCCGGCAGATGCCTGGTTGAGGACGCCAGTAGCGGTGGTAGACGATGCACCTTGAAGTAAACCCACGGCCATCTTTAGGCCATTGGATCTGTCAATGGTAGTGCTTCTAGAATCACAGAACATCGTAACGATGACTGTAGTAATATAAGCAACCTTTGGCGGAGCCACATAACCTAGAGCTGTTCCCGATGCCCCCAGAGTTTCCAAAACGGGGAGCTCCAGCTTCGCTGTAATCTTATAACTACCTGACTTCAGCAATTCGACTGTTTCGCTGTAACGAGGCTGAGCTTCTAAAGGAAGCGTAGCATCATTCGCGCGCCAGACCGGATTGGGTGTGTCAGAGATAGGAATAAGAGTCCACTCTTTTGGAGAGGCAGCGTCGTCCTTCACAAGAAGGTTTGTCATAGCAGGCATGAAATAAAATCCTCAGATGGAGCTAAGGGTAGAACCCTAACACCTTTACTAGTATACTACTAGTGGAGTTTTGTCCGAGATGGACTCGTTATCTAAACCGCTGATGGCCAAGAGCTATGGCATTCCAAATTCGTTTGGGTGACATAGCTGAAGGGATCCCCTGAATTGAAGGAAACGGAACTTCAAGAGAAGATGAAACTTCTCTAAGAAGATCATAGTGTTCCATAATTCGGGAACTACCATAGTAACTGACGTCTGGAGGTATCGGAGGATCTAGGTTGACACCTAGAAGCTCAGACGCCTGAAAGCCGTCAAGACGACTGGTAGAAAGAAACCTTCCCTCGAGTGATGGTATAATGGACAAGTTGTCTAAGTAACTACCGATTGGAACAAACCAATCGATAACAAAAGACCAAGGAAGAACTTCCCAAGCCACAGACAAAGGGTCATAAAGACCCAAAGAACGTGGAGCGGAGATTTCCTCTTCGATTTCTGCTATAATTTGCCGAGAAAGCTTAGCTTTACCGGAAAAATTATAATTAGGAAAACTCGTCGAACCATTAAATTCCATCACACGAGACTTAGTTGCTTTATAAGTCTGTTTCCTTGACTTTGTGATTTGTTCGTATGCCTTAGCGGCTTCGTAACTATCACTTAGAAAAGGTAACCACCCATATTGCAACTCCAACCACCTCCCAGAAATGTCCTTTGACGAAAAGGATTTCTTCCCATGAGGTGACGCACCGAAGCGTCGGATAGCGGAACCGAAGTTCCCTCTCTTAGCATCGAGCGCAGCAAGGCCTAAAGACTTTAACGTCCCAACTACCATATCTACAGTTTGCTTTCCTTGAGCAAGGTTCACGGCTAAATTAAAGTCGTGTCCTTTCACATTTCCGGCAAGTTTCTGTAATAGGGCATTTTGGTCAGATGCTTCCCAACCATCATTAAACAAAGGAATATACGAGGAACTCGGATATTGCCCGGTTTGATTTTGTTTAGTAAACATCTTAAGAGAATTCAGATGGTAAAAGTTCCAATGAAGTCTCTTCTTACCGTTATGGTCTTCGTACTTTCCGTCTTCCCCGTTCGCTACGGCATATTCATACCGTCCCGACTCGGAGTTGCCGAAAGGTCCGATCTCTCTATAAGCCATAGAGAGCCTCCCCGTTAAGAAAACGAGTAGGATTTGAGGAGGTCATAGAAATATGACGGTAATGAGTGATAACGTAGCTCATTCCCTCGATAGTCAAATACCAAAAGAAGGCACCCAGACATGAAATGAATAATAATTTATTTCTTGTCATGATCCTTCTCAATTTGGTTAGTACATGGGGCCGCAGAGTGCAAACGAGCTCGTCGCTTTTCTTCACGAATTGAAATTATTTTTATAATTCCTTTTCCAAGAAGAAATAGTACGATATCGATAATTGTACCTGAGATCCTCATAGTATTCACCATATAGTAACGTGACT